CCCGGTGGTCAAGCGGCTAAGACACCGCCCTTTCACGGCGGTAACACGAGTTCGATTCTCGTCCGGGTCACCATTGGAGTATAATCCGAACTTTTTGTTCTTTTTCGGAACAGTGTTCGGATGTACGAAAGAACACCGAGTAGAGTAATAAGCTCTGCCCGGTGTTTTTCTTTCATGAAATCAGACCACCTCGACATAAATCCCCTCAAGCTCGGCAAGCGGCTGATATACGGCGTTTCCCGTGTCGCGCGTGCAGACGTAGACCACACCGTCCTGCACGTAATATTTGCCGCTCTCGAGCGCCATGTTCCCGCCGTAGGGGATAGGGTCGTACTTCGTGCCGTCGTGCACCTCGTCGATGCGCACATAGAGGCTTTCCGTTCCCGCGCCCGGGAGCCACGACTCCTGCGACGTGTGCGCCTGAAGCACGCGGTAAAACTCGCCGCCGTATACAAGATACACCCCGGCTGTGTACGCATGCCCCGCCTCCCACTTGGGATAGAATTCCTTCATCCGATAGGCAGTTGCATCGTCCGCGGCGAGATCGTTGATCAGCGTGCGGATGACCATCTCCGTAATTTCGGCAAACGTGAACGGGCGGTGACGCTCCTCCGCCTCCGCGCGCTTTTGCGCATCCTCAATCGCCGCAAGCTCCTCCGCCGTCATCTCGCGGTACGTTCCGTTATCGTAGATTTTCATAGCTTTATCCCCCATATTCTGAGCCTCGCTCCTGCGGGAATTGCTCCCGTGACATTAATTCCGATATTGCCCACGGGGTAGTGGTAGCTCATGTCTTGATAGCGGACATAGGCAACATTCGGATTGCTTGCTTTCCCGGCAATTTCGAGAAGTTTTGTAGTGACATTGTCGAATGCTGCGGAAGAGCCTTCCCAAACGGCATCTATGCGTGCGAAGAAGTGATGATGGTCGGGAAGCGTAACGCTGATTTTCCATTTTCTATCGCCCGATTTTGCTTTGTAGCAAAAATCGATGTTCGCACTTGCGACAAAATTCTCCGCCGCCACGAAAAAAGTCCTGTATTCGGTCGGTATGATATCATCGAATATTATGCTGTTGACCGCTTCCGTGAATGTTACGTCCTTGAGCAGCGTATATCCTCCCCCTCCCCCGGAGGGAGCATCCCCGCCGCCCGTAGCATTCTTATCCGCCGCACCGATATTCTCTCGCGCCCGTGCTTTCTGCTCATCTGTGAGCTCCTGCGCCGTGTACAACACGGCAGCGGGGGGAACCATTGCGTTAAATCGTTCCATCAGTTGAGCGTAAACATCGGGAGTAGGTTCAACGGGTGTTCCGTTGGGATCGGTGATACAGGGAATAGAGTAAATAAGCGCCCCTGTGGTGGTACACAGATTACCCGCGAATACTCCCACAAGAACGGAAGTAGTGTCGGAGATGACGGGCATATGGCACTCATCGCCTGAGAACTGCATATCGATATATTTGCTGTTTGATGCGAACACAAATCTTGCCGTTTTAACGGTTTCCGCCGCCCATTCCTCGTCAAAGTCAAACTTGATTGCGTAGTCACTGTTGCCGCAGACAATCTGAGCCTGTTCCTCGTCCGTCCGGGCTATCTTGTTCCGAACAGTAATATTGACATACTTCATCAGTTTACCTCCCTTCTTTCAAATATTGTCCGTGCTCATGACAGCGCACGCGTGAGAAGGATCACGTCCTTCACGCTTACCTTGCCGTCCTTGTCGAGATCGGCCTGTCCTTCGTCAATACCGACCTTCCATCCCGCCGCCGCGCGCATCATGCGGATCACGTCCGCCATGTCAACATTGCCGTCGCCGTCCGCATCCCCGATGATCGAGTACGCCACGTTCATATCGACATTTCCGTTTATGCCGCCGACTCTGCCCGTCGAGGTGTACTGCCACATTCTCGCACGCGAGGGACGCGCGGACGCGCTCCAATTCGCCTCCCATATCGGAACACCCGCAGGGGATTCAAAGCGGCTCTCAAGCCACCACGAATTCGCATACACCATCGGACGAAAGCCCGCCGCGCGTACAAGATCGCAGAAGAGCTTCACTCTCGCCGTCAGCGCCGCACGGTCTCCCGTGAGGTGCGAGTCCTCAACATCGACCGCCGCCCACAGCTGATGATTGAACTTGTACTTTCTGAGCAGCGCAATGTAGTACGCCGCCTCCTCGCGCACCTGAGCCTCCGTGTTCGCCATAAAGTACCAATATGACCCCGCATACAGCCCCGCCGCATCCGCAGCCTTGATGTAGCGCTCGAAATACGGATCGGTGAAAGGCGCGTTCCACTCGCCCGGAATGCGCCCCTGTCCCGCCTTCAGCATCACGAAATCGATCCCCGCCGCCTTTATCGCCGGGAAGTCCGCCCCCGGCTGAAAGAGAGAAATGTCGATACCCTTGTAAATCTTATTCTTCGCCATCTTCGCCGCCCTCCTCGTAAATAATTTCGAGACCGTATGCTTTCGCAGCCTCGTGTTCGATTTTGCATCCGCGTGCGTTCTCCCAACCTTTGCAGAAGTACGCGGCATGGCAAAGACTCATGTTCTCCAAGGATTTCGCCAAGAAGCAAAGCGGCGGATTTGCGACGCCGCGCTTTTGCATGGACTCTTTGCCGTACCACTCGTCGGTGAACAGCGTGTTTACCACTTCGTATCCCGCATTTTCCAATGCCGATATCGCATGATTTCTTGCGGAGATGATCTCTTCTTCGGACTTTCCCGCCATCGGCTGGCTAAGCATTGCTTTCATCTTCGCCGCCCTCCTTCGCCTGCTTGTTGATGTTCATCAGAACCGCGATCGCCACCGTGCACGCAAACTGCACGCACGCCGCCGCGACCGCCTCGCGCCTCCAATCGGCACTGACCGCCGTGATAAGCGCGATCCCCGCGCCGCTCGCGCTCTGTACCGCCGTCCTTGCTATCCTTGACCAATTAAGCTTCATCCTTCGTTCCTCCTTATGTAATGACCTTAAATTTTTTAACTTCCGCATAGACCTTATCTATGAAGGAGTTACCTTTGAGTTTTTTGTACGCTTCATACAGGTATACGAAATTCTCGTATTCGTACTGCCTGATCTCTCCCGTGTCCTGATGGCGGTAATATATCCGCAGCATCTCGCTGCGAAGCAGGCATTTCGTCCCGCTCATCACTTTACCAATGCTCACTATACACCCGACAAGGACTCCGAGGAGAGCAACCATCTCGCTTACAAGAGTGATAATTTCCGATATTCCCATTTACTCACCCCTCTGTCGTACTCGTATATTCGGCGCTCTCAACGTCAATCGAAAAAGCAGTGGAAGTCAGCTTTGAATTTTCCGCATTTACCGAAATACTGCACCGTACTACATCGTCGAGTTCAAGCATCCAAGTTGTTATGGGAACCTCAACTGTCCCGTCCGAATTAACAGTTCCGTTGAATGCGTTGGAGTTGCCGTCTGCCCGTTTTGCGTTAATTGATACCGTCGCAGTTGACGGGACTTCAATTTTAGTACCCTCATTGCAGAGCGTTACCTTGAGAAAACGGGAATTGCTGTCATTCTGCTTTGCCACGATTGCTTGGAGCACATTTCTCGCAGCAACGTCGACCGTTATCTCTTTGACAATTTGAACCATGAGTTACCTCCCCTTTCCGTTACGTTGCCGATATCTGTTTCCATGAACTCCACGCACCGCCAAATTTCGTTCTGACACAAGTCCCACCGGCACTGTCAGTGTATCTCTGAACGATCAAATCGGTGCCGTTACCAACAACTTCAAGAATCCCGACCTTTGAACTCGGGTAATTGCTTACGGCGCGCAATGCATTCGTCCATGTCGCATAGTAGATTCCCGGCGTAACTATATCGTTGAGCATTTTGTTTTCACCCAACGTGCTTACAAATCCTTGCACATTAATTCCGTTCATCATAATGTCTCCGTTGACATCGAGTGCGGATTGCGGCGTGTTAGTGTTTACACCGACTTTCCCGGAGCGATACGCGACGAGTGGTTGTCCTTTGTTGATATACAGTAAAATGACATTATGCGTGATTTTGTCGGAAACCCTGATCTGAACGTAATATGCATTGTCCGCAGGAAGGGTAATCCATGTGTTGTTCTCATAGGAGAAACCCGATGTTTCCGCTGTTATTCCGCTCATTGTTGTATATTCTCCCCACCCCGTAGCATCGGACAGCTTATAACGATATTCAGCTTTTACGAAATTGTTTTTCGCTGTTCCACCAAGGAAAACCGGGGATAGCGTTCCTGCAAATTGAATTTGTATCGTATCCTCTACGTTATTCAAACGCCGAACACTGTACGAATTAATTGTTATGCCTGTATATTCAAGCACGGTGATTGTTTGAGTTACCGAGGTTTCGTAGCCTCGGCTGTCTATCGCCGTAACAGTCAGAGTAAGATTACCGCTACTCGTCACCGCACCGAAAAATATAGTCCCATCGGAAGAATCCTTGCTCTTATTGCCGATTACTGCGCGATATTTGGCTATGCTTGCTCCATTCTTGGGGGTAGCGGGAGTACACGTTATCGTCAATGAAGATTTCGATTGAATCAAAATCTGATTGTTTCCCGTAACGGCAGAGGTCGTACTGTTGCTATCTCCATATGTAAAAGAAGTAAATGCGGGGGCGGACTTGCTCGGGGAAGTGATTATCTGATTTACGGCGGATGAGGTAACACCGACTTTTTCCGAATTTTTATACGTTGTCAACACATAGGTTGCATCGATGTATTTGTCGTTTGCCATAAATCCGAGAATGACTGCTTTCTGAGACGCTGTCAAACTGATGGTTTTAGTGTTCGTCCCGGCACTACCTGTGAGCCCCGATATCGATAGAATTATCAGCGATCCGCTCTTAATGGTAAGAGAATGCGTATAACTCTTATCGCAGACAGTCCAATTAATGTTTATCCACGGATAAGTATCAATTGTTACGGGGCTTACAAAGTTTATCACGGTCGAATCGAGAGTCAGCACAGCTTTTTCAGCCGACGACACCGATAAACCGTCCGATTGTTTTTTCGCTATTACTTTGATTTTATACGATGTATCGGCGGTCAGCCCCGTGACAGTAGCGGTTATTTCTTTCCCCACGGTATCAGAAAGAGGATATGTATACCATACTTGCCCGCCTTTGTTGATAGCATACGACCACTGCGTCATTGTCTCCGAAGCCTTTGCGGTAATACTCAAAGAATTCGGGGTAATGTCACTTACGGTTATTAATACTGTTGCCAAATCAGCCATTTTACCCTCCGTCAATCAAGAAAAACTAAGTTTGTTCCGATATCTTCATATGGAATGAGACGTACTTTTCCGCATTGAGCATATGTCGTGAAAAATGCCTTCGGAATATTCATCTCGTCCGCTTCAATGTTCGTAACAAGCATGTCACGATAGTAGATACGAAACGCTTTCGGGGTTATTTCGATATTGTAATCTTCGCCGACCTTGCTTACCTCAATGCCTTCCGCAGAAAGCATCCGGAAAAGCGCATCTCCGGCGGCTGTCACACCGTAAGACCAAATGGGATTTCCGTTATTCCAACCCGTTGTAGTCCATGCAATACCTGTCGCAGTCATCGTGAAGATTGTTTCGCTTTCTTCAAGAGAAGGTTTGTTATGGAGATAATAGATAACCGATCCGTCATTCTGTTTTACGGGCGTTTCGAACAATCCCATAGCATTGCAGATAAGCTCATTGAACGCAAGCACCGTTTGTACTCTGTCGTTCAGGGCTTCGTTTTGCTCTTTCTGAATACCCTTGATGATCGCCGCCTCTTTTTTCGTAAGGGGATTCGCGGAAGCGTAGCCGTTCTTTGTCGCGGTCTCACCCTTGCCCTCAACTGTAGTACTTACGTTAAGCGCAAAGGTATAATCGGTAATTACGGTCGTATGTTCCGCGCCCGTCTTGTCAACGAATTTAATCGTATCGAGCGGATATAAATGCGGCATGGGTTTAATCGTTGCCGAGAAAGGTGTATAGGTGAAGCCCCCGAGGACATCATAGAGAGCCTGCGCAACTTCACGGTGATCGTGCTGAATGAGTTCGTTCCCTTCGATATTAAGTGCATAACCGTCGTCTCCGACGAGATAGGTTTCCTCATCCGCAACGACCTGTACACCTGTAATCTCGATTGCGTTCTCCTCTAAATCCGAGACGAATCGATTTGTCAAATCGAGCACTGTATCTGTAGAGGAGTACCATTTCAAAATCAAGCGCCCGTTCCAATCAATAAACCCGCAGGAGCCTGTAATTTCTGCAATCCACGAAAGCAACTGCCGATAGGTCAAATCCTCAGTCGCAGGAGCGCTCTGTATTACATAATCATAATTCGGAAGGAGGGAGATGTCTGTATCCGAGATAACATTGCAGATATCGCATATTCTTGCGAACAAATCGGCTACGGTTATCGGGAACGTGAGCAGCGCCCTATCCACATGTTTATCAAACAGTACCATGCGGTCAAGAGCGGTAAGCGTAATGACCTCAAGCTTTCGGGGAGCCTCATCTATTGTGAAGTACCCGAACGGGACATAATGATAAGCAGCATTTTCCCATTCGTGTGCGTCCCACTTTTTCGTCCCCACCCGAACATACATTTCCGCTCCCTCAAACTGAACACTGTTAAAACGTCCGTCCGAGTTGTTGAGCTTTAGCTCTATTTCCGCCGCGACAACAGAGCCTATCTCGATCTTGCTGCCGGAAACGCTATAACGATTGACGGATAAACCGCCGAGAACAATGTCTTTTTCTGTCAGCTTGAGTTCGTCGCTGAGACCGTTAAAAGTGATATCAACGATTTGTCTATACGGCTTTGTAAAAAGATCGAGAGCTTCTTTTGAAATAGGATATGCCATTTTACGCACCCGACCTTTCTATGATATTGAATGAAAGATTCGACCAAAGTCCCTTTGTTGCATTGTACATCGGAGCAGAACGATTGCCTACATAGAATTCGGAAGTGACATATTTACCTTGCATCGCATCGAGATAGCATACAGTTATGTATTCGGGGTTAAACGCTTGCAGGATATCGGACACATCTTTTGTCGGAATGTTCTGCCACGAAAGTTCAAGCCCGACAAGCTGACCGACACGCTTCTTGTACATGACAGTATCCTCCGTTCGTCCCGCATCCGAGGCAGACACATCTTCCAACTTCCAAAGGTAAGACGAGGGGCATTTGATAGCCTTGTCATCAACTGATCTGATAGGGTTTAAGTCCGAATATGCAGCCATTCAAATCCCCTCCTTTACACTCCGACAGGAACGACAGTCTTTCCGTCCCGTCTGTTTTTTCGTTCCAATCCACTGATAAGACTTCCCGTGCCGACATACGCCGTAACATTGGTGTCCTTATCGAGCAGTTTACGCAGAATACTTATCTCCTCACGAAGAAGAGCATTCTGTTCGGCGTTGGCATCCGCAACGCCCCGTGCAACGCTTTCCTGCATCTCGTCGGTGTTCATAACGCCTGTGCGATTGCCGATATTTGCTACGACCTCCGCGCCCGCTTCTCCTGCTATAAATGCAGTTCCGGCATTCACCATGCCGCCACCCGCAAGCAACGGTATCTGCGGGATGTTGATGGTTTTTAATCCGGAGAACGGTGATATATTCAAGATTTCAATATCTCTGATTTTCTCAAGGGCAGCGTTAATACCTTCGAACGGAATGGAGACAACCTTGTTTATTCCCTTGATCAAACCATTCACTATGGCTTTGAATGCGGTAACAATACCGTCTTTTATGTCAACAAATATGTCACCCGCGACTGAGAATATTTTTACAATCCCTTCCCACGCCGCACTGAACGTTTTAGAAAAGAACGAAGCTACAGTGCCGAAAACCTTTTTTACTCCTGCCCATGCCTTGGCTGCCCCACCAATAAGCTTTTTCCATACATCTGAGAATAACTTGCCGATAGGATTAATTACGTTTTTCGTGATCCAACTTCCTATTGTGAGAAAAACGGATTTTATAGATTCCCACGCACCAACGGCAAACTCCGTTACATCAGCCCAGAGTCCTGAGAAAAAGCGTCCGATCGGCTCCCAAAGCTTTTTAATAATCTCACAACATCCGCCTATAATTACACCGATATTATAGAAGACGTCGGACACGGTTTGATAAATGCTGCCGAAAAGCTCGGAGAACCACTCAATTGCGGGAGCGAAGAACCCCACAATAGCCTCCCAACAAGTCGATGCCGCCGAGGAAATCCCCGCCCATAGTCCTGAGAAAAAGCCCGCCACGGGTTGAATGACATGCGTGTCGAACCATTCCGCGCACACTGACCAAATTTCGCAGATATCATCCCATATATCAACGAAAAATTGTCCTATATCTGACAGTGCTTGTGAACACCGTTCAACAATTGAGTCCCAATTTTGCGCTATCAGAATAGTGAGATCGGTCAATGCACCTACTGCAAGCCCTATTAACGCTCCTATTCCTGCGCCAATCGGACCACCGACCATTCCTATAATCGCGCCAATGCCTGCGCCTGTGAGAGTCGCGCCTGCCCCGATTAAAGCGGCGTTGAGCCAATTGAGACCATTTTGTATAGCATCCCAAATACCGACAATATACATAGGAATGCCCGCTATGATCGCACCGATAGCCGCTCCCAATATCGCGTTACCAAAAGCTGCGCCAATAAGCGCACCGCCTGCGACAATTGCGCCGCCACCACCCAATGATTCCATAAAGTTTTGAACATTGATACCGTTAGCGACGATATCAATCATACCCTTTACCATAATCACTAACCCGGTAACTGACAACATTAGCCCCGCCGTAAGAGCAAACGACTTTATACCGCTCAACGCCTTAAATTGTGACAGAGCGTGGCTGATGTCCCAACTCTTAAAACCGAGAGTAATTGCACCCACATACCACAGAATATCTTTTAGTTTATCAATAACTCCGTCAATGTATGTCGTATCCAAGGGAACTTCTTCAAAAGCAAAATTAGAAACCCCGGATGCACCTGCGCCACTGTTATCATTGCTTGAATTGTCGGCGAGAACATTTAACTCGTCTATTCCCAAAATAGACTTCTTGAGCGCCTTATTCGCAGCAGTGGCAGCGTCGGTCGCTTCCGCATATTCTGTAGCAACCTTAGTTGCCCTTGTCCACGTTGTCGCGCCGGAAAAACGAGCAAACACCTGATTTGCTATGTTGAGCAAATCAACAAATTTATCTACAATCTCGTCGATAGCCGGAGCAAACATGTTTATAAGAGGAGCGCTCATAGCTCCGAGTGACCGTTTCAGATAATCAATGCTCGTCGCAATGGAATCAAGGGATTTCGCAAGAATTCCATTAAGAGCTTTACTGTATTGATAAACAGCATCCACTCCAGCTTTGAAGGATGAAGTGACCGCAGTGATACCTGCATTCAGCAAACGATACATTGCACGTTTTGACATCATGGTAAGAAGGTTGCTGACTTTTTTCAAAGATTTCTCGGCAACGCTCCCGAGAGATTGAGCAAGAGACTTTTGTTTTGAAATCTTGGTAGATGCCGCGCTCGCTGCTTTTTTGAGATTCTCGGAACGAGATATCGCTTTATCAAGTTGCTCATTATACTCCGCGAAACTTTCTGCAGCACCTGTTACGACGGTAGGTGGAATAACCTCATTGCCATCATACGCCGAAGAAGCGGGCGTGGGAGGAGCGGAAACAGGAGAAGAAGCATTATTAAAACGTGGAACTTTAACATTCCCGGCGTTCTCGAGTGCCCGTAAACCGTTCGAGAGTTCGGTTAATTTGGAAAAATCAACGTCTTTCAGTAAATCTACCGCCGCGCCGAGGTCTGCAATGCGGTCTGCCGTCTTACCCATTTTGATATTGCCGACCCCGCTCAAGCTCTTTAACCCGTCTGCGAGATCGCGCAGCTTGGAAGTGCTGCCGGAGTTTATCTTAGATACCGCATCGGATATCTTCGATAGATTCTTTGAAACGGAGTTTAATCCTTTGCTGCCCCCGCTTGTTGCATTTTTGATTTTCTCTAATACGGAAATCAGTTTTCCTATCCCGTCAACGGCTTTTCCGGAATCGGCAACTACTTCTATCTTTAGAGTGTCAATAATATTGTCATCCATTACGCTTCACCTCCTGTCCCGCTATCTGCATATTTGTTTTCGCAGCCCACGCTGCAATCTTTGCTTTCTGCTTATCGTACCTCAACCTTTCCTCACGCTTTTTGCGCTCCTGCACCTCCTTATCAGTAAGTGCAAAAGGCTCTGAAACATAAGGAGTAATCTTTGTACCTTTTTTCGCAAAAGCGTGGAGAACCGGAGCAACGTCCGAGAGTGCTTCGTAAAAATATGCACCCTGTAACCACAGTTCCTGATTTCGCCTTCGCTGCTTCATTTGATGAGCTTTTCTGTAATACCTCGCCAAAAGGCAATCGTCGTTCCAATATTGGTCAAGTGTCATTCCTATGGAAAGGTAAAACGGTAAGTGATCATAGAATTGCTCAGTCATAGAGAAGGGGGCAGAGCCGTTACCCGACTCGCCCCCGGCAAGGGGCAACAAATCACTTACCAATTTGCTACCCAAGTCACGTTTCCCTCCGACTCTTCCGGCTCGTCCATAAGAGCCTCAAGCGGTTCAGCGTACATTTCGGCAAGCTTCGGGATGAACTCCTGCTTGTTGGGGAGTCCCGCAAAGATAGCGTCAATGACCTCTCTCTTGACAAATTTGTGATTAGCCAAGAACGCGCCTGCGAAGAGAGCGGGGAGGGTAGACATCGGCTTGTCCCCGATGTCGCTTATGACAAACCCCTGTCGTTCCATGGCCTCAACAGACTTTCTTGTAAACTCCAAGGTGTATTCGATTCCTTCGTGCTCAATAGTAAATGTTTTTGCCATAACAGAACCCTCCTATCTGATTTAATCGCCCGATGCCACGGTGATAACCGTAGACGGGGCGATGGAAATTGTCATGTCAACGACTTCATTCACGCCGCCGCCGACAACGAACACGGAAAGTCTGCCCTTAAATTCGAACTTGCCGTCAGAACCTGTCGGAGTTGCAACACCACCGGAAACAGTGCCTCCGAGCCATACCGCAAGCTCGAGTTCCTGATCCTCGAGCGCCTTAAGCGTATCGTAATCCGTTTTCGTGTAATTCGCGGTGAATTCAAGCGCGTCCTGCGACTGAATACCCGGAATATATGTCGATGCACCGTCAGAGAGCGTAGTAGTTTCGAGCATCTCAGGCGCACCGCCGAGATCGGGAAAGTCTTTGATGTCAACGAGTTTTGTGTATGTTCCTCCGCTCACTGCTTTCTTCATAAGAAAAACCTTATACGTTGAGATCGCCATTTCTTTACCTCCTATAAATCGTATTTGTTTTTGAGACAACCGCTGTGTACCTCGCAAATATGCGGTACTTAGTGGCTTCGTCTAAGTTGATTGGGGTTTTCGTATTTCGGGTAAACCCTAACCCGATCATAACTTCATCTACTGCGGCAGCAATAGCCTTGCACTCGCTTTTCTTTTTTGTAGCCTTGTTCGAGTAAGCGTTCACCTCGAACACCACTGTTGCGTGGTTTTCGTTACTGCTCGTATCCCTTGTGGGAAGATACGAATAGTTATCTGCTTCCTCGATACACACAAAGGGGAATTTCGAGGGACTGTATGTCTTGACACTTTCAACCGTGATATTCGGAAATTGCTTAGTCAACGCTGCTTTGACTGCCGTAAAGACTGAATTTTCAACGTCTATCACTTTCCGAACACCTCCTTTGCGATATTCACGACTTGATTGCGCATTTCTTTCGCAGAGTCATACATTGCACGGGCGGGAGGATTACCATGCGTAAGGACTACCGTTCCTTTCTCGGTTTCCTTAACCACGCGTCCGTCCGTGCCGGGTGTACCATAGTACCCCCAACTGTCACGAGAGCCTTTTCCTTGACCGTATGCCCCTCGGATAGCACCGAGGGTAGCGGCTTTCGGGTGCTGCTCTGCGTAATGTATTCCCGTACCAAACTCAATGAAAGTTATGGCGTTACCTGTTGCCGTAAGAAAAAGTTTGTTATCTCCCACCCATTCGGGTTGTCGGTTTACAATCACATCGTTATCGCCGTCATATTGCGCCGTTTGAAACTTTGCACTTGCGACATCAATGCCCACCTTAACGAGTTCTTCCAACAGGCGATGCTGCTTTTCTTCGAGGGATTTCTGATAGGCTTTTAATTTGTTTATCAACCTGTCTAACCCTGTTACCTTAATTTCCATTAAGATACCTCCACCTTGCTGATAGCGATTGAAACACTGTTGAGTGAACGTGCAACCTTCTTTACGATGTAATCGAAAAGAGGAACGCCATCACTATCAAAAGCGGGAGACTTGTCTATGAAAAGAGCAGTATATTCGTCTATCGGGCAAGACGTATCATCAACCACAATAACCTTGTCGTATTGCAATGAATTTCCGAATTGCTCGACTGATGTATTACCCGTTGCCGGGGAGATGTTTGCCATAAACGAGATAGGATCGGAATACACGATCTGTGGTTCTCCTGTCTCGTCCCCGCTTTCGTCAACGACGCTTTCTTTGCCTTTATATAGGCAGTAATAGAAGGGAGTCTTGTTTCGCTCCATACACCTCATACCCTCACCTAACTTTCGTCTCGAGGAAATACGGAGACAAACGGCACAATTCCTTTCAGCATCGAATCAGGGACGCTCGCGCTTTCGTAAGAACGATTTATCCCGTTCTCGCTGTGTGCAGTTTCTCCTTCCGCTCCGCGCTTGTTCAGCAGATACACGGCAATTTCCAACTGTGTATAGTGATATCGGGTAGGAACATCTCGCTTATCATGATGATACGGATAGCATTTCGCCAAAACTTTTTCTGCCGCAATGTCGAGAAAGGTGAGCAGAATGTTGTCATCGGTCTCACCCGTTAAAGCTGAAAGTCTCGCTTTCATTACTTCCTCTGTCATTACTGCTCACCTCTCTTTCATTTACGCAATGGTAAACCAACCCTTATCTTTCGGACTATCGCCCGTTACGGGAGTAACCGCAACATAGCCGTTACCGACCTTCGCATAGTAGGTCGTACCTGCTGCGGCTGTAGTAGCGGTAGCCGCGGTTGCCGTACCCTTGAAAAGTTTGACAACCTTAGTCTCGTCTGTAAGAGCCGAGAGGTAGTACTTGCGGGAGAATATTGTGTTCTCACGGACATTTGCATCTCGCTCCTGCTCGATCTCGGTGCCTTTCTTGACGAAGAGAGTAACCGCTTCTTTCGTGCCCATGTAAACAGAGCCGGAAGTCGCGTCTTTCTTCGTGTAGATGTTCACGCCCGCTACGGTGCCTATGTAACCGTTCTTTGCGAACGCTTCAACATACTGAAGGGTATCTTTCAGTTCCTTGCGGATATCGGCAACGTCGGCAGGAGAAACAAAAGCAAAAATAGAAACATTTTCGAGATTCTCGAGACCGAGCACGGACTGTGCATCAGCGAACATGTCAAAATTGAACTTCGTTCCGACAACGACCTGCGTAGCCTTTTTGTACTCGGAATAGATGTCGGCATTGACGGTGTTGAACATATCGGTGCCCATGTGCTTGGTGCCGACGGGAACGAGCATCGGGTCGGTCATCACCTGCTCGTCGTAGTACTTGAATCTGTTCTGAGCGAGCAGAATTTCGTACTGCTTCTGAGTGTAGCCAACCTCAATGGACTTCGTATTTCCGTTGCCCATGGCGAGCTTTTCCGTGCCGTCGGTTGCCTTATAGACATTGATCTTGCGAATCATACCGGGAGTTCCGGCAAGACTGTCATCGATCGTGCAGAACTGCTGCAAATCGAGATGTGAATTGAACTGATCCTCTACCTCGTTCGAGAGATAGAAATTACTGTATACGGTGTTTGCCATTATTCATTTCCTCCATAAAGTTTTTTGTATTCGTCGGGATTTTTCTCGGAATACTTATAACGCTCTTGAGGGGACATCTTTCTCAATTTATCGAGAGTCATCGAATCCGAACCGCTTCCGGCGGGAGGAGACGAGGTCTGTCCCATAAGCTGAGCTTTATAAGCCTTATCGTGAGTTTCAAGGAATTTCTTCTGATTGGCAAAAACTTTGTCAGTTTCGCCGTTTGCCATAGCCTTTGCGGTCTCATCGGCAAGATTCTCTTCGTAGCCGAGAGCAAGGAAACGAGCCTTATGCCCGGATATGAGCTTTTCTTTCTCCATTTCCTCAACCTTTTTGCGAAGAGTGGTAAGCTCTTCTTCGTTCTCCTGCTTCTTTTTGTCCTCTTCGGACAAGAGAGCATTATGCTTCCTCTTCCATTCGGCGAGATCGGAAGTTGCCTTGTCGTAAACATCCTTTTTCACATACCCTGAATAGTCGGGTGCGGGAATCTCATAGGCTTCGAGAGCGGCGAGTTTTTGTTCAGCCGTCATTTCGGAAAAACCTTCGATTCGAGTTGTATCAATTTTTGCCATAAGAATTACCTCCTGCGTTTTTGTAATGCTTCTCTGCACATTTAATTCTGCGTTTTATTCTCTCTTCTCTGAGATTTGCGTTTACAGTTCTCTCTGTGTTATATCAAGTGGCATATTGCCACATACAACCATAAAAACAGGGACTACGAGTGTAATACTCATAGTCCCTGTTGACTGTCTCCCTCTACCCGATTATAGAGGTCTTGTTTCGTACTCGCCGTTCGATTTCCACGATGACGAGTTTGTTATTCTCTTTTTTTATTTCTGCGGAATTACCTCTTCGCACAATCCGCATTATGAGGTCAATAACCTCCGGGGTAAACACGAGGTTTTCGTCCACATTTACACCCTTTCTCTCCGACATCGACAGTTTGGATGTGGGTCGTTGGGAACAAAGCCGATTTCATAAATACGACCGTCTCTTCTTTTACAGACGAAACATGTTCTCTCATCCTTTTCAGCGACCCATTTTACATATTCTTCGCCGTCATCATTGTACGCCCGCATTACCGCTTCGTCGGTAACTCGGTCTGCGTACATCCGGCACATAAAAGACATTGCACGAAGAGCCGTATCGATTTCCTGTGCCTTGTTGTCGCTTGCAATAATCGATTCAATCAGTCTCGCGCATTTTCTGTCCATCTCATGGGAGAATACATATTTACTTACAGGATCATAACCCTCAAGAAGCCTGTCCACCCATTCCTCATCGAGACTTCGCTCAGATTCTTCACGCAAACTGTCAGCATACACCTGATTAGCCAATATGAGAAACGACTTTTTGATTATAACATAAAGCTCACGGTAAAGAGAATTCACCTCGTTCAGTACATTCAGCTCATCGAATGATACCAAGCTTTTAAGCCGAGAATACCGCTTGATCAACTGCTTGTCAATATAGGTAATTGTTTTGTCCGTGTACTCGTATGTCATTAGTCATCACCCTCCGAGGCAGGGGCATTATTCTCATCGTCCCCTTCGGCGCTCGCCTTTGCCTGCTGCGTTTGAGTCTGAGCAAACATTTCAAGCTCCTTCTGCGCTTCCTCCTTGCGCTCTTCCTCATACTCTTTACTCTGAGTATAGGCAAGATCGGGATCGACGAATAGACCGCAGTGTTCAAACGCCAAACGGGGATGAATTTTGTCATTCGCAAGAAGCGTGGTGAGTACCTGTGCTTTGGCTTGAATGTTCTCGTAGTTACGGCGGGTAAAACGAATTTCAATCGAAGAGAGTTTCAAATCCATATCCCGCAGGGTATTCGCAATTCGGATAGCCAAGCGAAGGAACTTCTTTTCAGACATCTTGAACATTAACTCGGTGTCTTTTGCTCTTGCTTCCGCATCAGACCAACCGTCACGCATAATGACCGCAGAGCCGGTATCACTTGTCGAACTGCCGCCGTTTCTGTTGGGCATACCACAGATAACGAGAATAGTTTGATACATATAATCTACGAGCGTTTGAGTCTGAGTCTGATTGAGTTCCTGTGTGAGATAATACGCATCACCTTCGGTAGGAACTTGCAGACCGCCGTTTTCTTTCAGAGCCTTATACTCGTCAGATTCAATATCTACACCCTTTAAGATCAGAAGCGACTGAATAAACTGCTCAACACCGTCAAGTCTGTTGGATGATACACTATTAAGGGCATCAAGCAGCGGCAGCACTATTTCAAATGCTCCGAGACGGGCAGAATTTGCAGGATACTCGATTATGGGGATATCACCGAGGATATGCCCTTCGCTCTTTATGATGGATTTCGTAGAGTAGTTGACCAAATTCAGGGCTCCCGGGTGAAGCACCTCAAAGTAATACTTATCAGTGTAGATCGAGAAAATCACAGAATCGTCTTCTCGGGTTACATACTTTACGCCCATCATCGGCTTGTTGCCGAGACCGCTGTGATACACCACAAAAGCATTACGGGGGTCGAGCGTATAAATCTCAAAGGGCGATTCGTCCGTTTCGCCTTCCGGGTCGGGAAGAACCATACGGTAGGATGTGCCGCAGATAGTGAACCAATCGGCGAGTTCCTTGTCCTTTGCTGCCTTATCTTCCGCGAAAACAAAGTCGTTGAGAAGATTGATCGCATCGGTGGAAACATTATCGTCACTCGCCCGGCTGACATACTGTACAGGCTCACCCATAAGATAACCGACCTTGAAAGAAACAATTTCGTTCGCCCGATTCTCTACAATTCGATTGCAGATTTCCTGACGAAATTCTTTCGTGCGGTCGAGTATGGGCTGCCTGCCTTTATAATAATCATAGAGATACTGAATATCCGCACGGTTGCGGATATGAATCGTCATAGCACGCTCGAGAACTTGCAGTACATTATCGGGGTTAATTTCCTCGAAATCGGTATAAATAACTTCTCTGCCGTACAAAGCCCTATCCATTTCAGCACCTCCCTATACTTATACTTCTCCATATCTCATTATACACCATTCCCCAATGCTTGTCAAGAGGTTTTACATTAAAACAGCATAGGAGAATTAAAAAATTCTTTTGAAAACTTTTGCATGTCCCGAAGTATTACGCACCATGGCGATAGCCATAGCAAGACTGTCCGGAGCATCGTCATTTTTATTCTTTGCGAACATTTTATAAGAAAAAACATTCTGCATAAATAAACTGTATGCCTTGCTACGCTTGCCGGACTCTCGGAAAATCATCATTTCCCGAATATCCGGGGCTTTATCAAAAATACGCTGATACTTTGCTTTATCGGAGGGTGCCGCTTTCGTTGTGAGATTAATTCGACGCTCTTGCTTTCGCAGTTCTTCCTGCACCCCCTCTTTGTAAGCTTCTGTGGATTTGTTCGCTTCGATCTGCATCGCCGCGACATTGTATTTGATTACAGCCTGTGCGAGGAGCGGCTGCGTTATCTTTTTATCCCCATTGTCATAAACAACATCGTGCACATAAATATCATCACCGTACTGAAAGCACACGGGAGACGCAACAAAATCTCCCCCGCCGAAAGCAGGGTCAACCGCCATAAATATTCTATCAGGCTCTTCGTCCGGCAGAACTCCGTTATAATATCGAAACTCTCCGGGGGAGAACAATGCACCGTCACGCTCTATCGGCTCGCCCATATACTGCGCCTGCCACGATGCCATGTCATTATTACGCTCGAAAGAAGCACGCCGTTGTAAGTAATAATCAGTGTTGAATCCAACACCGTAGGCATAATCAAAATTGCTCTCATCGTTTTCGTTGAGCGCGGGAAGGTTGATGATCCGATAGCGCCGCCCGCGAAAGCGCTCGTCGTTTTCGAGAAGATCCATGCGGATTCCCGCGGGGTCAACCATCGACCAGCGCGTACCGCACCACAGTATTTTCGCTTTCTCCTTTGCACGGGTCAGGAGGTTGTTGTCCACCTTGCTCCACGCGGCAACCAAACGATCTTTGTTCAGAGCTTCTTCGATACCGCCGATAAGGTCATCCGATATCAGCACACCGTTACAGTCACACGCGCCGTTCAATGTTCCGTAGAGGGAGCGGCAGATCAGAGAAGGGTATCTCTTTTTTCGGTCAATATTCAGAGTCTCATCCTGTGCGTTGGTTTGAACGATCTTTGCTTTCGGGAAAACATCTTTCCACAGATATGTAGCGGGGTCTTGTATTGTCTCCAACACGCCGTTGTAGAAAGCTTTGGTGATAGTGTCCGAGTATGCGGAATACAGATTGGAAGATTCACTGTTGCGACCGATCAGCCATGTAACAAAGAACATGAGAAGTGTCGTTTTCCCGACACGCGGAGGCTCGGACAAAAAGAGCTCGTCTAACTTATCGTTAACCAAATCCTGCAAAGCATCTACCACGTTCTTCAAGACCTTCCGCCGAGGCTGATAGAACCGTTCTTTCGGAACACGGTTTATTTCGAGATAGAGAAGATACGAATCGAAAGAGTGCGGTGCGTCAAAGAGTAATGTCTTTTTGTAGAGTTCAAAGAACCCCTCGACATTCTCACGGCGCTTTATCGCTTCCGAAATTTCTCTTCTCAATCTCTCGTTGGTTGAATGGGCAAGCGAAAAGTCCTCCCGCTCGATATTCCGACAAAGCGAGAACAAATCCTCATAGGCGGTAATATCCGCAGGGGTCTTTTTTATTTTTGAGAAAATATTTTTGACTAAATCCTTGTTCATTTCTACCTCCAAAAAGAAAGGGACTACCTCCGCTGAGATAGTCCCTGTTGACTGTTTACACACACCCTGTTGTATGTGCCGAATTATTTTTTATCATTTCCCTCGTCTTTGGGCACGACCACATACTCTTCCTCTTTGATATCGACGGTATATTTACCGAAGCCGTCATCATAGGTTCTCGTTTTGTAATGTGTTATTTTCCTAACTTCCTTTCCCCTTTTGGCAAGATCGTTATTGACCAAAACGATAACAACAAAAAGCAAAATACCAACGGCGGCGAGTGCGATAAGAACTGCAACCCCGTCCCCTAAGATTACAAGCCCGATGATACAGCATATAATCACAAAAGTCAGCATAAAAACTCTCCTCTCGCTTTATTATATCGTTTTTATCCAATTTGGCACCCGCAGTGACGCTAACGATATCGGTGTTATGATCGCAATAATCATTTTATATAATCTCCATGTATTTTTGCAAATACGAATAAAAAGCATTGAACTCTTTTCTTTTCTTGAACGAAAATTTATATACTTTTCCGTGATTGTCCGTGATAGATAAGCCGCCACCCGGAAAGTAAGTATAGGTGCCTATTTTTGATATGTTAGCGAGTGGCAGATAGAAATGATTTTCTGTCATAGCGTTTGCCGCTCCAAATGCTAAGAAAGAGGTCGCAGACTTATTCCAACACAAAGCATCTTCGCTGATAGTAAGATCGCCATAACCCGTCATTACATAAGTGACTCGTGCAGTCACAGTAATATGTTTATCGTTCATTTTGTACCTCCAAAATCGGCTCGTGGACTCCCTTGACCCAATTCATTTCCTTGCCGTATTTGTACATACCCTCATACAACGGGCGGTTATTAACTATACTACGAACGCTTGTATTCTGAAATTTCGTCCCTTTACGGGTACGATAGTCGAGATCGTTCAATTCATCAGCGATCGTAAGCATAGGTGTATGCTCGTCAATTCTCTTAAATACATATTCGACTATGGGGCGTTCTTCGTCATTGATAATCAGTCTGCCGTTCTCGACCTTATACC